AAAGAAGAGGGATTCGGAGGATATAAACACTGGCAGATAAGGCTACAAACGTCAAATAAAGATTTCTTCCAATGGTGTAAAAGGAACATACCAGAGGCTCACGTAGAAGAAGCAACCGATAGTTGGGAGTATGAAAGAAAAGAAGGGGTCTATTGGTGTAGCAATGATACAAATGAAATAAGGAAATTAAGATTCGGTGAACCCAATAAAAAGCAGAAATGGGTCTTAAAGGCCTTGAAGAATCAAAACAATAGGCAAGTACTAGTTTGGTACGATCCCTTCGGAAATCAAGGGAAAACATGGCTTGTAGGGCATTTATGGGAACAGGGTAAGGCTTGTTATGTACCGCCGACTCTAGGAACACCAAAAGAGATAATACAATGGGTTCATAGCTCATACAATGATGAGGGGCTAATCATAATCGATATACCCAGATCATGGAAATGGAACGAGGCATTGTATACGGCCATAGAGACAATAAAAGACGGGTTAGTATATGATCCAAGGTACTCAGCAAAGATGAAGAACATAAGAGGGGTTAAGGTTTTGTGTATGTCAAACACAATGCCGAGGGTATCGGCATTATCATCCGATCGATGGATAATAATTGGGGGCGAGGCTCCTTAATCGTAATACTAATCGGAGCCTCTACCCCCTTTAGGGGGTAGGGGTTTGCATATCCTCGAATAAATCGGTTGCCTGCTCAGGGGTTAGGGGCAATATGATACTCCCCTCGGAGAGGGGGGCAGGCCCCTCTCCATCGGGGGTCATGAACAGACCCGGAACCAAGGGACGACCGTTAAGATAGAGAATAGCCATTTAAGCACCTCCAGTATCTGCTCTATAATCAGAACCATCGTTGTAGTAGTTCCAAATACGATCATTGTTGGTAGGATCATTAGCATCATAGAGCTGAGAGTAAACGAACCTATCAATACCGTTGTTAGCAAGGACATTACCAGGAACACTAATACTAGGAGTATTAAGAGCAACTGGATCCTTAAAGTAGATAGTCTCAGTAACGAATACACGATAGTAATATTTGGTCTTATATGCCTGAGGTAAGATAATAGTCAGAACTGGAACTTCAGGAACAGGATTGACACCAGAGTATTGAGGAACACCAGCAGCCTGAGTCCATCTATTGCTAGAGTCAGTAGGCAACCAGCCAAGGGTAATATTATGTCCTACCTGAAAAAGACCACGAGGATCAGAACCAGGATCCAAATATTCACCGATATTTGAAGAAACTGGATCACCAGAGTATTGACCGACTGAAGTACCATTTAAGACATGATCGACAGAAAGAGCCGCAGGAATATCACCAACAGTAGGATAGTTGGTAACAGCACCCGGGAACCGGTCTTGATGTAACTGCCCGACACTCCAGACACGAGGGATACAAGTCCTAGCAGCTCCAGATTGAAGTTGGAATTTAAACCAGCGTCTATCCAACATAAGAGCGTAGTAAGAATCCATATCATCGATGTCTAAGACATCTTCACCATTGGTAATACGAATAAGTCCAGGGTTGAATTGGTCACGAGGATCGACCGTATTTTCACCAGCAGCATACGAAAGACCAGTAGGATCAACAGGCAACGTTGAGGCTGGGACAAACTTTACGGAAACAGGTCCCAATTTATAATACTTGTAAGCAGCAAAGAAGGGAGTTAATCGCCGAACGGCTTCTTTACCACCAGCTGAAACGTTGATATTCTGGACTTGGTCTGCACTCGTAGCCAAATCAACAAAATAGGTATAGCTCATTTTCATATTTAAACCTTCCTTAGAAATTTCCTAGAGTGGTCACATCGCGAGTAGTGGTCTTAGTAGTTCCGCTCCCACCTCTTCCGGGAAGCTTACGTCCAGAAGAGACAAACTTGCTACCAACACTAAGAGCACCATCAATGACAGAGCCCATAGCACGATATTTTTGAGCGTTAAATCCGTCGGTAGCATATGCATAAGTTCTGCCAGTGTTTCGAGTATAGTCTTTATGTTTTTCATTGTAATCCTTCATTTTGTCATAGTTGTAGACCAAATCACCAATACCGCCAGGAATTGCGTACATCCACTCTTGTCTAGCCATCTTAATACCACCTGCGTCCGTAGCTTCTCCGGCGACCATAACCGCCATAGCTTCTGCGTCTGCGAGGGTAGTACGTTCTTCGTCTGTAGTATGCCATTTTGTGCACCTATGTAAAGATATGTACAATCACATATTTATAAGTTGGGAAGGATCCAGACAGCATGCAAACCTATATGTTAACAGTACCTAGGAATGTACATAAACGTACATTAAGGATCATGATAGAACAAAATGACGTGAAAAAGTACATCATTGCCAAAGAAGAGGGATTCGGAGGATATAAACACTGGCAGATAAGGCTACAAACGTCAAATAAAGATTTCTTCCAATGGTGTAAAAGGAACATACCAGAGGCTCACGTAGAAGAAGCAACCGATA